GCACGGCACTCCCCCAGTCGTCCAAGACCTTGATCTGTCGCTTACAGCAGGGAAGGTCAACCATGGTCATATCGGAGACCTCCGGTGAAATCCATTCCTCATTCTTCTTCATCTCCTTACCCTCAAACCGGATGAAGCTGCTACGGCCCCTATTGCGCTTCAGGGGTCGGATAAGGTGTTTATTTAGCAGGTCAGCCATGACGTTACTGGCGATGACATGCACGTAAGCCAACTGCTCTTGTGTCCACCAATGGTCAGGTGGTGCCGATTGGCCACAGTAAGGGCAGTACTGATCTTTCTCGTCTTCGTCCCCGTCTTCGGCAAGAGCCTCCTCGATGCCCTGCTCCACGAGGAAGTTGTCTATGCGACATTGCGCAAGCTGGCCGAGTTCATTCTCTCTGAGGCAGACTTTGAACTCGCGGCAGCAAAGGGAGCACTCCCTCCGGAAGAAGCCCTCGTCGTCAAGAGGAAACGATACCTGTCTACTTCTCACTGGGCTTCTCCGCCTCAAGTTGCGAAAACCGCCTTATTAGGATAGTCGATAGGGCGGCAGCACAATTCAACGCCAGTTCTGCGAAGTTCTCGGAGACCGCTGGTGGAGCCGCCCCTTTTCCGTGGGCGTCTCCAAGCACATTTCGCATGCCGCCCAATTTACTGGCTATGCCTGCCAGAGCATTGAGAAGCTCAGTGACTGCTCCCGTTGGGTCGCAGTCGTCAAACCTCAGTGCTTTACGTGCTGACTTCCATAAATCAGTGACTTGGAGTTTCTTCGGGAGGGCTGCCCCCAGCTTCTCATGAGTGGTCCGCATCACGCTTTCGAGGCAGGCAATACTCCGCGTGATAGCGTTGTCGAACTTGCCGTCCCTGATGCCCTCTCGTGCCGCCTCGACGTCCTTGTATGCCGCGAAGAACTCGCCACTCTGAAACAACCCACGTGCTGTAGAGACGTTTTGACGGGTTGTTTCGGCGGTGACCAGAGTACACGTGCGACAGTAGTCCAGCGTTGTCATACGCTTGCGGATTTTGCAGAAGAGATCTCCGAACGATACGCTGACACCGCCATAGTGCGGGCTTAGCGTAATCTTGGATGAGGCTGCATCACAGCCTACTTCACGGAACACTTTGCCTGCGGGGCAGTTGAAGCAAACCGTCGGGGTGGTTTCGTTAGTGTTGCCCTCACCTGTCTGCTTGGCTGCGCGACATATCAAAGTGCCAACTCCGAGTTGCTGGAATTGACAGTCGATGTTGTCGTCTTCGGACGGCTCGATGAGGTCTTGGGGCATTACTGGTACTCCCGAAGCTAGCCTGCTCACCTACCATAACGTGGCGTTAACCTATGTCCAGATCGCGCGGAAGGTAGCAAAGTTGCTATCAGATGTCTAGCGGTAGACATCCCACGGGATTTCGCTTGGAGCACCTCCGGTCCCGCGGGAAAATATATGCGGCATCGAGGGGCACGCCTCGGCGGCCCCGCCTGAAAACCGAATATTGCCCAGGGAACAGGGCCGGCCAGCCCTGAGTCTTCGGAGACGAAACTGAAGCCCCACCTTCACCTGATCAGGTGTGGAGGTGGGGCTTTTTCTTTGGGCACACAGCGGGATGGAGCAGTTGGCAGCTCGGCGGGTTCATGCCCCGCAGGTCGCCGGTTCGAGTCCGGCTCCCGCAAGTATGGCAGACGAACTGGACAACACGATTCGCGAGAACGCCACAGGGCCCAAGCGTGCCCGGGGCGACGCCGGCGAGATGGAGCAGCACCCGCTGAAGGACCAGATCGACGCGGACAAGTACCTGGCCGAGAAAAACGCCGGGCGGAATCCCGCCAAAGGCTTCACGCGGGTGAAGATCGTCCCGCCCGGAACGGTGTGACCATGGGCTGGTGGCCATTCACAAAGCGAAGTCGGCGAACAGGTGTAATGACCCGAACGCTAGTGGTCCGTGCGAAGTTCGACTCGGCCCAGACCACCCCGGACAACCGGCGGCACTGGGCCAACGCTGACGGCCTCTCGGCCGATGCAGCGGCCAATCCGGAGGTGCGCCGCACCCTCCGCAACCGTGCCCGCTACGAGGTGGCCAACAACTCCTACGCCCGGGGCATTGTCCTGACACTGGCCAACGACGTGATCGGTACGGGCCCGCAACTCCAGATGCTGACCGACGGTCCCGAAGCCAACCAGACCATCGAGCGTGAGTTCGCTGCCTGGTCCAAGGCGGTGGACCTCCCGGGCAAGCTCCGAACGATGCGGCAGGCCCGGGCGCAGGACGGCGAGGCATTCGCCGTGTTGTTCAGCAACGACCAGCTCGATTCGCCAGTCAAGCTGGACCTCAAGCTCATCGAGGCCGACCAGGTCGCCACGCCTTCGGTCAGGCGGGCCCTGGACGGCGGCACGGACGGTATCGTGTTCGATTCCCTGGGCAACCCGAAGCAATATCACATCCTGAAGTCCCATCCCGGCAGTGGCACGGGCACCGGTGCCCTTGATTACGACCAGGTCCCCGCCGAGAGCGTAATCCACTGGTTCCGCGCCGACCGGCCTGGCCAGCGCCGGGGGTTGCCGGACATCCTTCCGGCGCTGCCGCTGTTCGCGCAGCTCCGCCGTTACACGCTCGCGGTGATCGGCGCGGCCGAGTCGGCGGCCAACATTGCCGTGCTGATGAAGACCGGCGCCCCGGCCGGGGGCGAAGCGGCCGAGGTCGAGCCCATGACGGAGATGGAGTTCGTCTCGAACATGGCTGTCTTCACGCCCGAGGGATGGGAGCCGTCGCAGGTCAAGGCCGAGCAGCCCGCAACCACGTACGACATGTTCAAGCGGGAGATCCTCAACGAGATCGCCCGTTGCCTGAACATGCCGTACAACATCGCAGCCTGCAATTCGTCGGGCTACAACTACGCCTCGGGGCGCCTGGACCACCAGACATACTTCAAGAGCATCCGTGTCGAGCAGTCCCACCTGGAGACGGTCGTCCTGGACCGCATCCTAGAGGCCTGGCTGGCCGAGGCCGTAAAGGTCTACGGCCTGCGGGGGATCGATGAGTTCGGCCACCAGTGGTTCTGGGACGGGCACGAGCATGTCGACCCCGCCAAGGAGGCGACCGCCCAGGAGAAGCGCCTCCGGAACAACACCACGACGCTCGCTGCGGAATACGCGCGCCAGGGCAAGGACTGGGAGACCGAACTGCGCCAGCGTGCCAAGGAAGTGGCGCTGATGAAGGAACTGAGCCTGTCCCAAGCGGACACACCGGCCCCCTCGCGGCATGCACCAGAAGAGGACGATGACGATGAAGCAGAGCAAGACAAATCCGAAGCCGCCTGAGCAGTTAGAACTCACGGCCCAGATGGACATCACTGCCGGCGCGGACAGCGGCGACGGCAAGCCCTCACTGCCCCGGTTCAGCATGGTCGCCTACACCGGCGCCCCCATGCGGCTGGCGGCATGGCGCTACCCGGTAGTCGTGGACCTGGCCGGCCTGACCATTCCCTCGCAGTCCAGGCCCGTCCGCTTCGGGCACGATGCCAACAGCGGTGTCGGCCACTCCGATTCGATCCGCGTCGAGGACGGCAGGCTCATCGCCGCGGGCGTCGTCTCGCGCGATACCGCCGTGGCGAAGGAGATCGTCGCCTCGGCGAAGAACGGCTTCCCGTGGCAGGCCTCGATAGGGGCATCCGTCGAGCAGTTCGAGTTCGTCAAGGACAACCAGGCCGTGTTGGTCAACGGCAGGGACTTCACCGGGCCCTTGAACGTCGTCCGCAAGGCGACGCTCGGGGAAATCAGCTTCGTCGATCTTGGAGCCGACGGCAACACGTCGGCCAACGTGGCCGCTTCGGCCAAGGAGAACCAGACCATGGACGAGAACACCAGCGACAAGAACACCGCGGAAGCGGCCGACCAGGGCAAGGATGCGACCGAGGTCGAGCGGCAGGTCGACGCCGGCACAGAGGCCGGCGGGCCTGCCATCAAGGCCTCGGCGGCGACCGCCACGGCGCCCGATGCGGGGATCACCGCCGACCCGGTCGCCGACATGCGCGCCCGCGCCGCGGCCGAGCAGAAGCGGATCGCGGCCGTGCGGAAGGTATGTGGCGATGATCACGCGGAGATTGCCGCCAAGGCGATCGCCGAAGGTTGGGATGTGACCCGCACAGAACTGGAAGTGCTGCGCGCCGATAGGCCCAAGGCCCCGGCGGCGCATGTGCCTGACAATTCCATGACCGGCGCGGTCCTCGAGGCCGCGTGCATGCTGACTGGCGGGATCAAGGGCGACGACGTGGCCAACGCCTACGGCGAGCAGTCCGTCGACGCCGCCGATAAGCGATTCCGCGGCGGCATCGGCCTGCAGGAACTGCTGCTCGAGGCGGCCTGGGCCAACGGCTACGACGGCCGGAACTTCCGCGATAGCCGGTCGGTGCTGCGGTTTGCCTTTGCGCCGCAGCTGGGCATCCAGGCGGCGCTGTCCACCGTCGACATCGGCGGGATCCTGTCGAACGTCGCCAACAAGTTCCTCCTGGAGGGCTTCTTCAGCGTCGAGCGGACATGGCGGAACATCTGCGCGGTCCGCAACGTCTCGGACTTCAAGACGGTCACCAGCTACCGGCTGATCGGTAAGGACCAGTACGAGCTGGTCGCCCCGGGCGGGGAACTGAAGCACGGGACGCTTGGCGAGGAGTCCTACACCAACAAGGCCGACACGTACGGCCTGCTGCTCAGCATCGACCGGCGCGACATCATCAACGACGACCTGGGCGCCATCACGACCGTGCCGCGTAAGCTCGGCCGGGGCAGCGGCCTGAAGATCAACGACGTGTTCTGGACGGTGTTCCTGAATAACAGCGGACTCTTCAAGACGGCCAACAAGAACTACCTCACCGGTGTCGACACGGTGCTCAGCATCGACGGGCTGACCAAGGCCGAGGTCAAGTTCATGGACCAGGTCGACCCCGACGGCAAGCCCATCGGCATCATGCCGGCCATCGTCCTGGTGCCCACGGCGCTGAGTGCGATCGGCACGCAGCTGTGGAAGTCGCTGGAGATCCGCGACACCACGGCCAGCACGAAGTACCCCATCGCCAACCCGCACCAAGGCAAGTTCCGCGTCGAGGTCAGCCGGTACCTGTCCAACAGCAGCTACACCGGCAACAGCGACAAGGCGTGGTATCTGCTGGCCGAGCCGGCGGACCTGCCGGTGATCGAGGTCGCGTTCCTCAACGGCCAGGAGTCGCCCACCATCGAGACGGCCGACGCGGACTTCAATGTGCTCGGCGTGCAGATGAGGGGCTACCACGACTTCGGCGTGGCTCTCCAGGACCCCAAGGGCGGCATCAAGAGCAAGGGGGAGGCATGACTGCCATAGCCCCAGTTAGGAATCATTATCAATAAGGCCAGCAACGACAGGAGAACGATCTGATGGCAACAGTACAGTTCATTCACGACGGCGACGCAATCGACTACACGCCTGAGGCGGACATTGCCGCCGGGCAGGTCGTGGCGCGCAACGACCTGCTGGGCGTGGCCAAGCGGCCGATCCCGGCCGGCACGCTGGGCGCCCTGGCGGTGGTCGGGGTGTTCGACTTCCCCAAGGCCACGGGCGCCGGGACGGCCATCCAGGCGGGCGAAAGCCTGTTCTGGGACGAGGCCGAGGAGGTCGCCAAGCTCGACGATGAGTCCGGGGCGAACCCCCTGATCGGTCAGGCCGTTGCCCACGCCGACAGGGACGATGACACGGTCGCCATTCGGCTGAGCCAGGGCTACGTCGGGAACATCAACGACGATTCCGACGAGAGCGGCTACGAGAGCGAGTCGGGCTCGTAGCAGCGGGAGTGTGATAGCGTGGCCGACATGCTCGAACAAGGTGCCGCATGGTTGGATCGGATGCGCGTCAAGCATGCCTCGCGCAGCGTGACGTACGTCCGCGGCGCCGAGTCCGTTGAGCTGTCTGCCACGCTGGGCCAGACGACGTACGAGGTCGCCGACGAGTTCGGCACCACGGTCGAGGCCAAGGCGACGGACTTCATCCTCAGCGCGGCCGATCTGGTGCTGTCCGGCCAGAAGTCGCAGCCACAGCCGGGCGACCGGATTCGCGTGACAGTTGGCGACGAAGTACACGTCTTCGAGGTGATGGACCTCGGCGGCGCGGGCCATTGGCGGCCGAGCGACCCCTACGGGCACACGCTCCGGATTCACACCAAGCTCGTGGATACGGAGGCGGCATCATGACGACCGGACAGATCCTCTTGGCAATTGCGGCGGTCTTGCTGGGCGGCGGTGTGTTGACTGGCGCCGGGTGGTGGGTCGTCTCAGGCATGTTCGGCCTGCGGGCCCGCATGGCCCTGGTCGAGGGCGAAATCGTGCACCTGAAGGCCGAGATCGCCGCGATCCGCTCGACCTGCCACGGCCGGGAGCTGTGGCTCCGTGAGACGTGCGAGACGATGGGCCGGATCGACAAGAACGTGGTCAAGATCGCGGCCAAGCTGGACATCGAGATCGAGGAGTAGCGCCGTGTCGGTAGCCGTGGACATCGCCGAGGCCGTAAAAGAAGCCCTCAATGCTGGGAGTTTCTCGCAGCCCTTCACGGCCAGCCGAGAGTACCGCCCCGCGTTCGAGCTGAAGGACATGACCGATCTGCACGTGACGGTCGTGCCCCATGCCGTCGAGGTCACGTCGCTGTCGCGGTCCATGCAGCAGTACGACGTGCAGATCCACGTGGCGGTGCAGAAGAAGTTCACCGACGACAGTCCGGACGAGCTAGACCCGCTGATGGACCTGGTGGAAGAGGTAATGGACTTCTTCCGGCTGCGGAAGCTCGGCGACACCGGCGCGTCGTGCGTGGGCGTGGCCAACGCGCCGGTCTACGCCGCCGAGCACATGGCTGAGCTTCGGCAGTTCACGAGCCTCGTGACGCTGACGTTCCGGGTGATGAGGTAGGGAGCCAAAGAATGGTGGGCATGAACTTCAACCTGGCCAAGGGCATGTTCTTCACGTCGCCCTCGGTGCTGGGTGCGGTGGACCGTGCTACGCGGCGGGTGCTGTCGAAGTTCGGGGCCTACGTCCGCCGGTCGGCCCGCAGCAGCATCCGCAAGCGCAAACGCGTCTCCGAGCCCGGCAAGCCGCCCTCCAGCCACACCGGCCTGCTGCGGAAGTTCATCTTCTTCGGCTACGACCGGGCGGACCGGACAGTCGTCATCGGCCCTGTCCCACTTCGGGCCAAGGCCGAAGCCCCGGAACTGCTGGAACACGGCGGGCGCGTGCAGCGCAAGGTCGGCAAGCGCCGCCGTCGGACCATGACCTACCGGCCGCGGCCGTACATGGGCCCGGCATTCGAGATCAACAAACCGAAGCTCCCGGCCATGTGGAAGGACTCCGTGGCCTGAGCGGAAGGAGAACACGCAATGTCGAACGTACTTGGGATGGACGCTTACCTGTACTTCTGCGTCGCCGGGGCCGGCGGAACGCCGTCCTGGACGGAGATCACGAACGTCAAGGACCTGACGCTGAACCTGGAAAAGGGCGAGGCCGACGTGACCACCCGCGGCAACAACGGCTGGCGGGCCACGATCGGCACGCTCAAGGACGCCAGCGTCGAGTGGGAGATGGTCTGGGACACCGAGGACGCCGGCTTCGAGGCGATCAAGGACGCCTACATGGACAACCTGCCGATCGGCCTGGCCGTCCTGGATAGGCCCGTGACGGACCTGGAGGCCGAGGGCCTGATCGCGGACTTCTCCATCGTCTCGTTCAGCCGCTCCGAGCCGCTGGAGGAGGCCCTGACCGTGAGCGTCACCGCCAAGCCGACCTACTCGGCCACGGCTCCGCGCTGGGTGCCCGAGGACGAAGAGAGCGGCTCCCCGTCGTAACGGATCGGAAAGGAACGCCATGAAGGCATTCAAAGACAATGCCGGACGGACGTGGGAAGTCGAGGTCACCACCGCGGCGGTCAAGCGCGTCCGTGGGCTGGTGGACGTGGACCTGGTCGCCGGGACGCTCTCCGGCGACCTGCTGGACCGCCTGGCCGACGACCCGGTGCTGCTGTGCGATCTGATCTACGCCCTGTGCAAGCCGCAGGCCGACCGCGAGGGCGTCAGCGACGAAGACTTCGGCCGGGCGATGGCCGGCGACGCCATCGAGGCCGCCACCGCGGCGCTGCTGGAGGAACTCGTGGGTTTTTTCCCGAGCCCGAAGCGGCGCATCCTCCAGAAGGCCCTGGACAAGATGGAAACGCTCCAGGGCGTGGCGCTGGCGTGGGCGGACGAGAAGCTCGACGGGACCGAGATGGAAGACGAGTTGCGGCGCAGGCTCGCGAATGCTGGCGAGCCATCTACGACCTCGCCGGCATCGTCGGCGTGAACCCAGGGCCGTTCACGCTGCGGCAGCTCCTGTGGATGGCCGAGGCCCGCCAGCGGGTCAACTGGGACACGGCGGCGGCCCTGCTGGCGATGACGTTCAACGTCAACCGCGACCCGAAGAAGTCCCGCCCGGCCAAGCCGGCGGACTTCCACCCGCTGCTGAAGATACGCCCGAAGTCGGGCGTGCCGATCACCGCCCGGAACATCCGGGTGCTCAAGAAGGCGTTCGTAAATCGCAAAGCGAAGGGATGGGAATGATGAGACTGAAGCCACTGATACCGATTGGCGCATGCCTGGCCGCCCTCCTGGCCGGCTGCATGGCCCGCCCGCAGCAGGCGGCAACCCAGACGCCCGTCTCGACGACCGAAGCGCCCGTAACGGCCGAGCACATCGAGAAGCTCGATCAGACGGTCAGCCAGGTCCAGGAGACACTGTCGGTCCAGACGACCAACTACGCCCGGGATGCCGAGCAGGCCAAGACGGACCGTGCCCTGAACAAGGCCCGGGCCCGATCGGGCGACAAGTACTTCGGCGCCGTGGCGGCGATCCTGGCGGCGTTTGCGGTCTTCGGCTGGTGCACGGAGAAGGTCCTCAGCGGGTGGCGGCGGGATATCGCCCTGGTCGCCGCCGGCGGGGCCATCTGCTTCGCGATAGTGGCCGTGATGGTCTGGCCGTACTGAGGAGGATCGGGTAAGCGCCATGGCATCACCACGCGGCATCCGGGCCGGAAAGGCCTTTGTCGAGCTCTCGGCCGACAACAGCAAGCTCATCCGTGGGCTGAAACGCGCCAACGCGCGGATCAAGGCCTTCGGCGCCAACGTTCGCAAGGTGGGCGCCTCGCTGGTGAAGGTCGGCGCGGTGATGGGCGGAGGCCTGCTGGCGGCGACGAAGGTCTTTGCCGACTTCGAGCGGCAGATGGCCAACGTCTCGACGATGCTCGAGCAGCCAGAGCGGCACATGGCTCGCCTGACCAGGGGCATCCGCGAGATGTCCGTCAAGTTCGGCGAGTCCACCGAGACGCTCGCCGCCGGCTTGTACGACATCCTCTCGGCGTCCATCCCTGCCGAAAAGGCCCTGGACGTCCTGGCCGTCTCGGCCCGGGCCGCCAAGGCCGGGCTGACCGACACCGGCGTTGCCGCCGACGCGATCACGACGATCCTGAACTCCTACGGCATGTCGGCCGACAAGGCCGGCGAGGTATCCGACCTGCTGTTCACCGTCGTGAAACGCGGCAAACTCACTTTTGGCGAACTTGCCCCGCAGATCGGCATGGTCGCCTCGACCGCCGCCAGCGCGGGCGTGGGCCTGGACGAACTGGGCGCGTCGCTGGCCGTCCTGACCCGCAACGGCGTGAAGACCGAGAATGCCGTCACGGCGGTCAACCAGATCATCCTGAGCTTCCTGAAGCCCTCGGCCGAGGCCAGCAAGTATGCCCGGGAGCTTGGCTTCGAGATGTCCTCGGCCACGCTGAAGGCCGAGGGCCTCCAGGGCGTCTTCGAGCGGATCAAGGACCTGCCGCCGGACGCCATCACGAAGCTGTTCCCCAACGCCA